AGTAGTGATCTCCCCATAGTAAAAAAACCACAAGACATAACAAATAGTATCAAAATATATTGGGTTCTGTTTAGAGAACACCAATTTTAAGAGAAAATAACATATTGTACATATATGTAGATATCTTTTCAATCTTTTGGAAAATTATGTTGTACCAACTCATAATCATCATTCTTCTTTCTATATATTTTCAATGCTTTTGAACCATGTTTAATTGTGTTCTGAACATGCTTAATTGTTAAATATGATGAAATAAGTACTAAAATTATAAAGAAAATCTTTTTCTTGAAATCTAAGCTCAAATGATCAATCAACTTACCAACATCACTGAATAACTCAACTTGGGATGATGTTGATGAGTAACTCTTAGTATAGTGGCTTGATATGATTGAGTTGTCTAATTTATATGTAAAATCCATAGAATTGCATGTAATTGTGCCTGTTGGTTTGTCTGTGAACATATGTAAAGTAGTAACTTCATTGTAATCCTCATTGACATAAGTCCTGGATCTGTAAGTTTCTGTCTTGCAATTAATAACACCACATCTCTTACTTATGTAGTGGAACTTGACAGATGCTGTGAACCCATACTTACAATTAAAACATCCAACTGATGTGACATCAATGACAGAAACTTCATGCTCACACTTCGAATCATTCAGCAGCATAGTCTTTCTAACACCTACAGAGAAGTGACCAAAATTCTTATCAATGTGTACTGATTTTGTATTTTCATCAAAAAACCCAACAAAGTTTAGTTGATTCAAGTCCATGTTTTCATTTGTTGTACACCTAATCAATTTAGCACTTTTTGACCAATGTCCATCATCAATCAGAACAGGATCATAATTGAATGATGTGACACCATCCTTGAGTATGTGAGAGCCAAAGCAATTGACTGATGGTGAAAGACAAATGTTTCCTGTGTATGCTCGGTTGTCTTTTATTAAGAATGTTTTAAGACCTGTTTCAACAGGATTTAAATATCGTATGTAGAAATTATCATCAATATAATCTTCATAACTATCAATTGTTATTTTATATTTTTCTCCATCATTTATCTGCATGTTAGCAATTATAGTTGGTTTTGATTGTTTGACTGTGTAAACTTCTGCAAACCCTTGAGATTTTATCCCACATGAGGCACAGACATAAGCATCACTGAAAAGACATGAGAATCCATCATGAGCTTTTTTTATGGATTTGGCTGTTTTTTTATCTGATAGCATTGATATACAATCCTTCTCACTATCACATGAATGCTTCATATCTGTCACAGTGTCAGATAACTTCTCAAGAACATCGTGGTTGTATTGCAGTTCAAAATTCATGTATGACTTATCAATGGTAACCCTAATGTGGTTCTGCTTGTCATAAAATTCTGATATGTGCCTATCTATATCCTTAATTATGAATTCTGTGTAATCACCATGATCATAGGTGTTAAATTGTGAATCATCAGCACTGACAACTGTCACTGATAGAAGGATGAAGAAAACTAATACATAATATATAAGGTTATAGTCAAACTTCTTTGAAACTGGAACATTACACTCTGTGTGGTAAAATTTATATTTTTTATTACATGTTATGCATTGCTTCTTACTTTTAAAAACAAATCCTATCATTATGTCAATTAACTTCATGAAATGGAGGATTGGTAATTTGAACATATAAACTGTGACAAATGTAGAGACAAACAGGACAAATTTCTTTATAATAAGGAGCATGTCGCACCATGAGTGAGGTAGAGTCCCATAACAGTTGTTTATTTGTGAAGGCTTTATTGTTGTTAATTTGTTCCCACAGCAGTTGACAAAGTTTATACCTTCCGAAAGCTTATAGCAGGTTTCGTTGAACTTAATCAATTCTGTATTTATGTTTTTACAACCACTTATGCAGATTAGATCTAAACCATTTATTGTTGTTATTGTTTCCTGGCAACTCTCAGAGACTGATCTTGATATTTTAGTCTGCTTTGATAATACAATAGATGAAAAGACAACAATAAATATTGTGGCTATCTTTGATTTGTTATTCATAGCTTTAAAGCTGGACATTCTTTCTTTCAGGTTCATATTAATACCTTTTGAATTCATTTTGATTTGTTCTCTTAACATATCAAGTTCCATACGTGTCTTTAGATTTGCCACCCAGATTTAATTGTTTACTCAGTGTTTGTATTTGTTGGTTTATGGGGAGTACACTACT